ACCAGATGCATTTGTAAATGGCATCATGGAAGGAAAAGAATGGATTTGGGATAATGGTGCGGTGAGAGAAGCTCAAATACAACAATATAAAAATGTTGTAGAAGAAGCTAGAAAAAGAGAATTGGAAGAAACAAAGATCAATTTGTTTAAAAATTTCATGTCTAAATTGTAAAAATTATAAATAAATATAAATTCAAACTCCAAGGAGAAACAAAATGAGCGAAGATATTAAAAACCAAGAAATAATCGAAGATGCTGTAGAACAGGATGTATCAGTAGAAGAAGCAGTAGAAGAAACTGTTGAAGAAGTTCTTGATGAAATGGATCACGCCGACAAGAAAAAGAAAATGATGAAGGCTGGTTATCATAAGAAAACAGAAGCAGGCCATGAAGATGATGAAGAAGATGATGATGAAGAAGAAGTGGATGAAATGGCTCATGCTGATAAGAAAAAGAAAAAGAAAATGGAAGCAGGTCACGAAGATGATGATGAAGAAGATGATGATGATATGGACGAAATGGATCATGCCGACAAGAAAAAGAAAATGATGAAGGCTGGTTACAAAAAAGAAGCTGCCTCATATAAAGTCAATGCAGAAGAAATTGATGTAAAAGAAGACATTGATGCAATGCTTAAAGGACAAGACCTATCAGAAGAATTTCAAGTACAGGTTCAAACAATTTTTGAAGCTGCTGTCATTGAAAAAGTAAACACAAAATTAGAATCAATCGTATCTGATATGAATGAAGATTACGATGCAGAAATTGAGGCAAATGTTGCAGAAATTCGCAATGAGTTGTCAGAAAAAGTTGATGAGTATCTTTCTTATGTTGCAAAAGAGTATGTTAATGAAAACAAACTTGCAGTAGAGAATAAACTCAAACTAGAGATTATGGAAAATTTTATGAGTGGTCTGAAAAAGGTCTTTGAAGAAAATTATGTAGATGTTCCAGAGGAAAAAGTTGACCTATATGGAGAAGCTTTAAATTCTTTGGAAGAGAAAGAAAATAAATTGAATGAACAATTTGAGAAAAACATTAAATTGTCAAAGAATCTTGAAGAGCTTGAAAAAGAGGTTATCTTGAGAGATGTAACAAAAGGACTTACCGAAACACAAATTGAAAAAGTTCGTTCTTTGAGTGAAAACCTAGAGTATGAAGATCGTGATGACATGGCGAAAAGAATTACATTGATTAAAGAGAACTATTTTCCATCCGAAACAATTGTGGAAAGCGCAGTCCTTGACGAAAGTGCATTAGAAACTTCTGTAGAAGATTCGCCGGTGGTTCAAGAGGAAAATAAACCTGTTAATTCGATTATGGATATTTACGCAAAAGCACTAAATAGTCCTAAAGATTAAAATTTTATAAATAATATAAAGATAACAAAAATCTATTAAGGAGAAAAAAATGCACGACTTTAATGAAGTACAAATGCAGGAATTGAAAGAAAAGTGGAAGCCTGTGCTTGAGCATCCTGATCAAGCTGAAATCAAGGATCCATATAGAAAGAACGTAACCGCTGTTCTTCTTGAGAACACAGAGAATGCTATCAGACAAGAACAGATGATGGGCAGAGAGTCCATGTCAGTTCTTCAAGAAGTTAACGTGGCACCAACTGGGTCAGACTCTGGAAATCTCAAGTATGCAGACCCTGTAATCATTTCGATGATTCGCAGAACTATGCCTAACTTGATGGCATATGACCTTGTCGGTGTACAACCAATGACGGGCCCAACTGGACTTATCTTTGCAATGAAGTCTCATTACGACTCACAAACTGGTACAGAGGCTCTTTATAATGAGGCAGATACTGATTTTGCCGGTGTTGGAACTCATGCACAAACAGACCCATTTGCTGGCGCAGATGCATCTAGTGCAAACGCAACAACTCCAATTGATGAATCTGGTTCTACAATGACAACTGGTACTGGTGGTACAACTGCTGAGGGTGAAACTCTTGGTGACGGAACTGCAAACAACATGGGTGCGAGTGGACATTTTAATCAAATGGCGTTCTCAATCGACCGTGTATCAGTGACTGCGAAAACTCGCGCATTGAAGGCAGAGTACACAACTGAACTCTCACAGGACTTGAAGGCAGTTCATGGTCTTGACGCAGAGTCAGAACTCTCAACAATTCTATCAACAGAAATCACTGCTGAAATCAACCGTGAAGTTCTCAGAAACCTATATGCACAGGCAAAACTAGGTTCTTTGTCACAAGTTGCAAAACAGGGTATCTTTGATCTAACTGCTGATGCAGATGGTCGCTGGAGTGTAGAGAAGTTCAAGGGACTTATGTTCCATATTGAAAGAGAAGCTAACACAATTGCGAAAGAAACACGTAGAGGTAAAGGTAACATTGTAGTATGTTCCTCAGACGTTGCTTCTGCACTTGCAATGTCTGGTTTGTTGGACTACAACCCACAAATGGATACTGCTCTACAGGTAGATGACACAGGTCAAACTTTTGCTGGTGTACTAAACAAAAAATTCAAAGTGTATATTGACCCATACTTCTCAAGTGCTGGTCTATATGACTTTGCAATGGTTGGTTACAGAGGAACATCACCATTTGATGCTGGTTTCTTCTATTGCCCATATGTACCAATGCAGATGGTACGTGCAGTTGGTGAGAACACCTTTCAACCAAAAATTGGTTTCAAAACTCGCTACGGCATGGTTAAGAACCCATTTGCTGGTGGTGCTCGTGCTAACCAATACTACAGAATTTTTAGAGTGGACAACATTAACTCTGTATAATAATAAAAAAAATAAAAAACAGAGAATTATGGGGGGATTTATTCCCCCCTTTTTTTGTATATAAATATATTGTGAAGGAGAAATTTTTATGGACGTTACATCTCAAAATGTAAATTATTTAAACACTCAGACATTTGGTTTTAGTAGTAATATATGTCCATCTTTAAAAGATTATGTTACAGCTGTAAGTATTCCTGGCATTACTTTAGGTGAGGCACAAATAGAGACTCCTTTTGTAGCAAGAAAAGAGCCAGGTGATAAACTAATTTACTCAGTACTAGGAATTACATTTTTAGTAGATGAAGATATGAAAAATTGGAAAGAAGTTTATAACTGGTTAACTGCTTTAGGATTTCCTGAGAATTTTCAACAATATGGAAATTTTAATAATGCAAGAAGGGTAAATTTAAAATCCGTATTTGATGATTTGCAGATTATGATTTATAGCAATCAATCACTACCCATTTTAAAAATAACATTTAAAGATGCATTCCCTGTAGCTATTGGTGATATACCATTATCATCACAAGATACTGGAGTTAGTATGCCAATTTGCACTGTCGATTTTCAATATAGAAGTTATGACGTTGAAATTTTATAATATTATTTGGAGAACATTATGGAAGAGAAATATTCAGTTAAATTATCTGAATTAACTCAAGAATCTGAAAAAGACATTAAAATAGACTTTCTAAAATTGCAAGATGAATTAGTACACAATCAAAATCTGATTGGTAAATGGATGACTCATCAACAAATTTTTGAAATAAAATATCAGTTTTTAGAGTTAGAACATAAAAAATTATTAGCATCCAAAACAAAATACTATACAGGTAAAATGTCGGAAGATGAAATAATATCTAAAGGTTGGGAAGTTGAAGGGACAAGAATATTAAAATCAGACCTTAATATTTGGGTTGATGATGATAATGAAATGATCAAATCTAAGAAAAATTTATTGTTATTAAAACAAATAATAACTTTAATTGATAAAACATTAGATATTTTAGTAGATCAGAAAAAATGGACGATAAAAAATTACATAGATCATAAGAAATGGCTTGAAGGTAATTAATGAGTAAATTTTATGTTTCTAAACTAAATGAAGTTTATGTTCAAGTAGATTCTCCAGAACTTTATATGTTAAAAGAACTTGTGGATTATTTTACATTTAAAGTTCCTGGCGCAGAATTTATGCCATCATACAAAAATAAGTATTGGGATGGGAAAATAAGATTATTTAATCCTATCAATTGTAAACTATATCTTGGTTTAGTCAATCAATTAAAATATTTTTGTGATAGAAATGAATATGAAGTAGAATATAATGAAAATTTATTAGATACTAGTTTTTCGAGAAATGATTTAGAAGTTTTATGTAAACATATTGACCCACATAGTCAAGGAAAGAGAATTGAATATAGAGATTATCAATTAGATGCAGTACATAGTGCAATAACAAAAAACAGACTCTTATTATTATCACCTACTGCTTCTGGAAAATCTTTAATTATATACACTCTTATTAGATTTTATAATATGCATCCTGAAATTAAAGGTAAAAAAATTTTAATAATAGTTCCTACTACATCTCTAGTAGCTCAGATGTATGGAGATTTTAAAGATTATGGATGGAATGTAGAAAAATATTGTCATAAAATATTTCAAGGAATGAGTAAACACACAGATAAAAAAGTAGTAATATCTACATGGCAATCCATATATAAAATGCCAAGAGACTATTGGAATCAATATGGTGTTGTCATAGGAGATGAGTGTCATTTATTTAAAGCAAATTCTCTTAACAAAATAATGGATAAATTGACAGATTGTAGATTTCGTTTTGGGACTACTGGCACTCTTGATGGAACAAAAACTCACAAACTGGTATTGACAGGTATGTTTGGAGATGTTAAACAAGTAACATCAACAAGAAAACTTATAGACAGTAAAACACTTGCAGATTTTAAAATACAATGTATCGTATTGAAATATCCTAAAGAAATATGCAAAGAAAATAAAAGTTTGAAATATACAGATGAAGTGGAGTGGATAGTAACAAATCCTAGAAGAAATACGTTTATAAAAGATTTTACTTTAAGCTTGAAAGGAAACACATTAGTTCTATATAATTTTGTAGAAAAACATGGAATTCCTTTACACAAAATGATATCAGATTCTGCCGAGAAGGATAGAAAAGTATTTTTCGTTTCTGGTAATGTAAATGCAGAAATCAGAGAAAATATCAGAGCTGTAACAGAAAAAGAAAATAATGCAATTATAGTTGCATCTTATGGAACATTTTCAACAGGAGTTAATATTAGAAATTTACATAATGTAGTTTTTACTTCACCGTCTAAAAGTAGAATTAGAAATTTACAATCAATAGGTAGAGGGTTAAGAAGAGGAGATAATAAAAGTTCTGCGATATTATATGACATTGCAGATGATTTAAGACATAGAACTTATTTAAATTTTGCAATTCGTCACTTTTACGAACGCATAAATATATACAACGAAGAAAAATTTGATTTCAAAATTAATGAAATTAATTTGCATGGATAGGAATTAAAAAATGCAAGAACCAAAAATAGTACGTCTTACTAGTAAAGAATTATTAATATGTAAAATTAATTCTGAAAAAGAAGACGGAGAAGTAGTAATGGAAGACCCTTTTGAAATAAAATCTTTCATGAATCCAGCTACTGGAGATTTTAATTCTACTCTCATAGATTGGTTGCAATTTTCGGATGAAAATTTTGCAGTAATTGATACTTTTAATATCATAACTGTAAATTCTCCAGATCCTAATATCTTATCATATTATAATGAACTACTAGAAAGAAGAAATAATGTTGTAGAAAGTAAAGTTGAAAAACTTTCAAAACCTACAGCGAAAAAAGAAGTCGAGACAATAGAAGATTTGTCTCCAGAAGATTATGCTATGCTACTTAGCTCTAATAAAGTAATTCATTAGGGTAGACATACCCATTATACGCATAGAATCATCTCTTGTCAAGCCCCTATATTTTTTTTACTTCTTGACACAAACAAATTTTTGTGTTATTATGTAAATCAATTGTATATTAAGGATATAGTATGAAGAAAAAAACTAAACGAAATCATTATGTTGACAACAAAAAACTTCTAGAAGAGATGAAGAAGTATAAACAGTCTGTCAGTACCGCATTAGACGAGAATAGAGAACGACCTAGAGTGCCTAACTACATTGGTGAGTGTATCATGAAGATAGCTCAACACCTATCATATAAACCAAATTTCATCAACTATACGTATAAGGATGATATGATATCTGATGGTATAGAAAACTGTCTACTTTATATTGATAATTTTAATCCAGAAAAATCTCAGAATCCTTTTGCATATTTTACTCAAATTATTTACTATGCATTCATTAGACGAATTCAAAAAGAGAAAAAACAAACATATGTAAAATATAAATCTCTAGAAAATCAAGAGTTAATTGATGAAATAATGCAGGGCCCTAATACGAGTAAAGTTAAAAATACTTTTTTAGATTTTATTCATAGTAATATGGATGAATTTCTTGCAGAGTTTGAAGAAAATCAAAGGAAGAAAAAAGAAAAAGCAAAAGAAAAAAGAGTAAAAAAGGAAAATGAAGATATATGAAAATAGCTTTAATCACCGATACTCATTTCGGTGCAAGAGGGGATTCTCAATTATTTCATGATTATTTTATGAAATTTTATGATAATATATTTTTCCCCTATCTGGAAAAAGAAAACATAAAAACTATTATTCATTTAGGTGATGTTACAGATAGACGTAAATTCATTAATTACAATATATTGAATGGACTAAAATCTGGTTTTATAGAAAAGTTAAAAAAATATGACTGTTATTTTATTGTTGGTAATCATGATGTGTATTATAAAAACACAAATCGCATTAACTCTATGGAACAACTTTTCGGAAATGATTTCAGAACTTATACAGAAACCACTACTCTTAATGTTGGTGGGATTAACATTTGTTTTGTTCCTTGGATAAATTCTGAAAATTATGATGAAAGTGTAAATCATATCAAAAAAACTAAAGCAACTGTTGCACTAGGACATTTAGAACTTAATGGTTTTGAAATGATGCGTGGTATTAAATGCGAAGCTGGAATGGATATGAAACTTTTTAAAAAGTTCAATCTTGTTTGTTCTGGTCACTTCCATACAAAATCAAATCAAGGAAGAATTCATTATTTGGGTTCTCCATATGAAATGTATTGGAATGATTGTAATGATACAAAAGGATTTCATATCATAGACACAAATGATATAGAAGGCTCGTTAGATTTTATTGAAAATCCTTTTAAAATGTTTTATAAAATATGGTATGACGATTCTAAATTATTAAAAGTACTTCCTAATGGATATAAGGACAAATATGTTAAATTGATTGTAAAAAATAAATCAAATCAGTATAAATTTGATATATTTGTAGACGATTTGTATAAACAAGGTGTTGCAGATTTATCTATTGTAGATGAAACAGATATAGAATTTGAAGAAAGTACCGAAATTGATACTACAGAAGACACAATGTCATTGTTAACAAATTACATTGATAATTATGAAATTGACGTTGATAAAAATAAATTAAAAATTATAATGCAAGATTTATATATGTCTGCTGTGAGAGGCGAAGTATGATAGAATTTAAAACTATTAGATGGAAGAATTTTCTTTCAACTGGTAATTATTTTACAGAAGTAGTTTTGAATAAATCATCATCTACTTTAATTATTGGTGCAAATGGAGCTGGAAAATCTACTATTCTAGATGCACTTACATTTGGATTATTTGGCAAATCCTTTAGAAAAGTAAACAAACCACAACTTACAAATTCTGTAAATAATAAAGATTGTGTTATTGAAATAGAATTTAAAATCGGTAAGAAGGAATATTTTGTACGTAGAGGAATTAAACCAAACATTTTTGAAATTTATTCTAATGGAAAAATGTTAGATCAAGATTCTAAAATACGAGATAGTCAATTATACTTAGAAGAAAATATTTTAAAATTAAATTACAAGTCATTTACTCAAACTGTAATTCTTGGTTCTGCAACATTCGTTCCTTTTATGCAATTATCCGCTAATGATAGAAGAGATATAATTGAAGATATTCTAGATATTAAAATATTTTCATCTATGAATGAGATACTTAAAATTAAATCTGCTGTAGTAAAAGATTCATTGTATAAAAATGAGAAAGATAGAGAACTTTGTGAGTATAAAATTGATGTTCAAGAAAGATCTATAGATGAAGCAAATTCTTCCAAAAAAAGTTCTTTAAAAAATATAAAAAATAAAATTAAAATTAAAAAGAAAGAACAGAAAGAGTTTACAACTTCTAATGTTCAAATTCAGAAAGATGTTGATAATCTTTTGATAGAGATTGTTGACGAAAAGAAATTTTCAACTAAAGTGAAAAAATTAGAAAAATTAGAAAATACCCTTTCCAATAAATCTCAAAATATATCCAAAGACATAAAATGGTTTGATGAACAAAGTGTGTGTCCTACTTGTAGTCAAAGTATCGAAGAAAATCATAAAAAAATTATGATAGAACAGAAAAATGAGAAGAGAGAAGAAGTAGAAGCTGCACTTGTATCTTTGACTAAAGAGTTGTGGTCTTTAAATGAT